CGATCGCGGTATGATGATTAGTGGTCATAAGATTATCTCCATGCGTCTAAATAATCGGCAAACACGGTCACATTGCCCGTGAATGTGCCATTGAAAACAAGGGTGTTCGTCCCAGAAGGCAGTTCCAGAAAGCCATTGCCCTTCAGGGGATTAAAAACAGCGTAGCGTCCGTTGCTGGCGGTATCGGTCACAGTGACAGAAAGCGATGTGCTATCCACTTCTAATATCTGCCCTGCGCTGAGCGTAGCGACAAATTGCCAGCGCCCTATTTCGCGGTCTTGGCTATCCCTGAGCGACACGCGCAAATCGGTGACGGCATTGCTCCCCGCATCGAAGCGCAGATACAGGGGTGTAACAGTTGAGCCGTTGTTGGTCACAGACAGGGTGCTATTGTTGTTGATACTCGCACTACTCGCCCGATACCCCCCTAGCGTGAGTGCCGCGTCCAGCACAAAACCACTGTCGAGTAGCCATGCCGTGGGGTGCGAATACCAACGCGGGTCACTGCATTGAAAAGACAGCGTGATTTTCTGCCATAAGTCGGTGTGCTTGTCGCGCCGTTCTGGGATGTTGATGTTATTGACCCTTGCCCATGTCCAACGCGGTTTAGCAATGGGGTCAGCGGGTTGCATCCAGAGTTTCTTGACCCCCAACGACAGGAGTTTTTTCAATTCATCCCGTAGGGGTGTCATGCCCTCGCGTGTCTCTGCTATAAGGAAGAATCCCACTTGCACGTTGCCCACTTCCGCGAGTGCCATGCCCCTGCCAAATTCATCCACCCCGCCACTGACTCCCACCACCCGTGAGGTACGTGCCAATACATCGGCAAAGTTATCGCGGTAATCCTGTTCATAGCGGAACACATAGGTGTGGAATTTCGTGATGTGTGTACCTGTCATATCGGTTAGCCTTTCGCACGCATATACTGGTCAAGTCGGGCGACAAAGGCATCCCCCGCCGCCTTACCCCCTTCGGCGTTGTTGGCATGGATAACCACCTGCCCCACCAACGGGGATTGGGATTGTGTCTGACCATCCATGACCGCCATGAATCCGTCTAACTTATCCATGAAATTCGGGATGAACTGCCCACTGCTACGCGGGACAAAAATCTCGTTGTCCTCTTGCTGTTTGCCGATTATATACGGCAACATCGCCATCCCTTCCCCGCCGATGTCTCTGGAGGGTGGGGTCATGGCGTTATTGGTGATGATCGGCGCAAACAATCCCCCTATTAGGTCAGCCGCCCAGCCCCCGCCTATTTGCGCCGAGATTGCCCCCCGCGACTGGGCGTTGACCTGATCCCAGGTTGCCCCTGAATTGGTCACGGCTGTGCGGGCGTTGTTGACGATTTCCGCTTGCCCATTGAAAAGGTCTAAGGCGGCTTTGGCTTCTCGGACAGCATTCGGGATGCTCATAATGGCATTGATGACGGGTTGAATGATGTTATCCCGAATAAAGATGAATATCCCGCCAATCCCATCGCGCAAGGCTTCCAGAAAAGGACGAGCCGATTCCCAAATGCCACTCATGATAGCAACTAATCCATTAATAATCGGAGTCACGACATCTAACCCCGCTTGCACAGCAGGTCCTATCGCATCGCGCCAGAACGCCACCAGCAACCCCAGCACAGGCTCAACCAGTGTCCAAATCCCTTTCAACAATTCGACAAAAATCCCAATGACCGGGGTGATAATATTTTCAATGAATCCCTGAATAGCCGGCCAGCCCGTAGCCTGAAACCAATCCACGAGCGATTGCAACACCGGACCGACCACACTCCAGATTGCCCCCAACACGTCTATAAATGCCCCTACTGCGGGGATAATCACATCATTAATCAATCCCGCGATAAGTGGCACAGCTTGGGTGACAAACCACTCGATGAGGAAACTCAGAATCGGGGCAACCGTCTCATAAATCTCTTTGAACACGGTGGCGATAAATTCAATCGCAGGGATAAAAATGGTCTGGATGGCGTTTGAAATCGCGGGGAGTGCCGTGGTCACAAACCACTCATACAGTTGTACCAGCACAGGCGAAATAACCGCCCATATTTCGCCAATCCGCCGACCGATATCTAGGATAATCGGGATAAACACCGTTTGTATGATATTGGCAATCGCGGGGAGTGCCGTGGTCACAAACCATTCATATAATTGACCCAATACAGGCGCGACCCGCATCCACACCTCGCCAATGACCGCCCCGATTCTGCGGAGTGTCGGCACAACGGTTGTCTGGATAAAATCCACAATAGCAGGCATCGCATCTTCAACAAACCACACGCGCAAATTGTCCAATACGGGTAGCACCGTTTCGATAACATCGGTGAAGGCTTGGCGCAAATCAATGCCAAACACATGCGCCAATGCCAACCCCGCCCCTGCTATCAGCACTATTGGGGATACCAGCAATCCCAAAATAGGCGCAACGGTGCTAATCGCCACTCCCAACGCCATGAGTGCAGGACCCGCCACCACCAAAGCCCCCCCAATTTGCATGATGGTGGTGGTCAATGCTGGGTTTTCTGCCGCCCATGCCGTCACCGAATTGACCATCTCCGTGAGACGAGCAACAAACGGACCCGCAATATTGGTCATGAAGGGCGTGAGGGCTTCGATTTGGAACGTTTCAAAACTGCCCCGCAGAGAGTCCACCCTGCCCGCAAAGGTGTTCATAAACCCCTCTGCCAATGCGCCTGCTTCGGGTGCTTCGCCCATCGTGGTTAGCATGTCACCAATCCCGCCACTGGCACGCAAAGCCGTTAAACCTAAAATGCCATAGCTCCCGCCCAAACGTTGCATCATCTCATTTTGTTGTTGGACGGGAAGCGCGTCTAAGGCGCTATCTAAGTCGACGATGAACGTGTTAAAATCACGCACATTGCCCTGTGCATCATACAAACTGACACCCAGCGCGTCATAGGCTTGTTGCACCTCTTCGGTGGGACGCGACAGGTTCAGCAACATAGATTTGAGCTGGGTCCCTGCCTCTGCTCCCTCTATGCTATTGTTAGAGAACACCGCCAATATCGCCGCAGTTTCCTCGACATCTAGCCCAAAGGTGTTGGCGATCGGTCCCACATTACCGAGTGCCAGCCCTAAATCTGCCACATCTGCCCGACTCGCATTCGCCGCTTGTGCCAGCGCATCCACCGTTTGACTCGCTTGGGTCGCATCCAACTGGAACATCGCCATGCTACCAGAGGCGATACCCGCCGCTTGTGACAGTGACATCCCCCCCACCGCGGCAAGGTTCAACACATCGGGCAATGTTGCCATAGCCGCTTCTAAATCCATCCCACTCTTGAGCAAATCCAGCAATGCCCCACCCGCATCTTGGGCAGAGAATTGGGTGTCTGCCCCCATCTGCATGGCATACTGACGGACAGCTTCCAGCTCCTCGCCCGCCACCCCGCCGAAGGACTCAATTTGCTTCATCAGCACTTCAAAGTCGGAGGCGACATTTAACCCACTGGCAGAAAAGGCGGCGAAAGGCGCGGTGAGGGCGGTAATCCGTGCGCCAACCCCTGTAATCTGGTCACCAAAAGATTGTAGGCTTTGCCCCATATTGGAGAACCCACTCTGGAGCGATTGACGCGCAGAATTAACACCACTGGCTATACCAGAGGCATCTAGGGTGATTCTGCCGTACACATTGCCTAAATCGTATCCGCCCATGTCATCCTACGCTTCTTCGAGTCCCATCTCCCGAAATTGGGAGAGGTTTAATTTTTTGGTTGTTATCGGGATGTCCAGCAACCGTTCGATGCGGTGCAACGGTTTGCCGTCCCTACCCCGTTCATTCAGCTTGTTTTCCATCCATGTGCCGAAGGTATGCACGGCATTGGTGAACATCCACCGCAACCATGCCCCCTCAATGCCCATTTCATCCGACGGGTTCAGGGAGAATTCCTTCGCCCTCTGGTACAATTTCCACATCGTCACTCGGTTGAGGACGAAATCGCTCGGCAGATTGGAACGCCCCGCCACCCATCGCCCACTGCATGATGAATACCTTGTCATTGAACGACACATACCGTGCGGGCAAATGCTCATCATCCCCATGGGTATCCAGTGTCAGTTTGGGCGAAACTAAAGTCGCCACACAAATGCGATCCAGCATGGCGGAAAAGGTCGGCAGATTCTCTGGGGTATATTCCAGTTTGCTTGCGTTACTGCCTCCATTTCCGTTCAGACTAGCCACTAGCAGATTGGTGAGCGGGTCTGTCACCTCACCCTTGCTGTCTACGAGCGACAACATATCTGGCAATCTGAGCAGTACCACATCCCCCGACCCGCGCATCGAAGGCAGTTCCACTTCTACGGGTTTATTGAATGATTTTGCGTCTAAAACAGGCATCTATCACGCTCCGTTCACAGCTTTGAGCCAGGTGCCAAAGGTCGTGCCATCTGTCGGTTTGGCGGCTTCCCATGCGGCGAGACTGGCATAGCGTCGGAAGCGATAAATCCGATTCACGCTACTCGCGGTGACGGCGATGGATTTGCCCTTCATGTCAGATACCGCAAACTTGTTAGCTTGCCCATCGAATTTCATCATGGGGGGGGTATCCAGTTTGCAGGCACGCAACCCGCCCACAATCACCCCGTCGTTATCGAGCGAGGCAACACCCAACACACCAAAATAGCGCAAGCCTGTTTTGCCTGCTTCGGGTTCAAAATACGATTGACCGCTCACACCGTTGGTCATAACCCCCAACGCGAGGAAGTCAATACCGCCTTGCGTGATGGTGAAATTGGCGTGCGTCATCACGGTCAGCAGGCGCGTTACCGACCCGCTATCCCGCATCATGTCGGTGTCGGATTGTGGGTCAAATTCCAAAATCTGGTCAGCGTCGAGGTCATACGGGGATCCGTAGGTGTCGGCGGTGATATCAAAGGATGCAATCAAGATGGATTGCAAAGTAAATGGGTAAATATGCGCTGGATTTGGCATGTCATTTTCTCCTGACAATAAGGTTAAAGCGAACAAATTTGAATGGCGCGTATGCCAGTTCATCCGCCATGAGTTCCCCGCTCACAAACGTAAACCGCAAATATGCCAGTGACACATCGCTACTCACAAAGAGTTTCTCATTCAGTAGCGCCTTCAGACGGAATATAGCCCCCTCAATGGTGGCATACCCCCTATCTGCATAGATGTAAAACTCGATGCTTCCGCGCTCAGCGTTCAAGTCGCGGATGCCCTCATCGTTCATCCCCCGTCTGCGAATCACACCGAAGGGGGCAATACTCACCCCGTCTGGTGTCTTGGGGGCGTTGCTCATGCTCATGCCCTGTTTGGGCAAAGATTCGGCATCCGACCAGCCCCCTGTCAGGAGGGCAGATAGGGCAGAATCGCTGGTGAGGGTAGTGATGAGGTCAGTCTGCCAGCTCATACCCCGAATACCTCTTTGAGCATCCGTTTAATTTCGGGCAGATGCGCTTCCAGTGTCGGATAGATGATGGCATAGCGTCCTTGCCATTTTGTTTCCAGCGAAATGCCATACTCCATACCATGGGACAAGAACAATTCCACCACATCTTGCGCCAGTTGTTGGCTACTCGGATACCCCGCAGGTGCATCCGTCCCGTTATAACTCCTCAATGCTTGTCTCGCATTGGCGGTGCGGTCTGTCCAGGGGGCATTTTCTTTGGCGTAGTTTTCCAAATGCGGCTCCCAATATTTGGCAATCGCGGTAAGTGCCTCTTGTGCCTTGCCCACATACGCCAATAACTTGGCATCCATTTGCGGGAGTCCATCCCATTGAATCTGTACAGGGGTGGGTCGGCTCATCGGATTGCCTCCGCCTTGGCTTGTATTTCCCCGATGGTCGAAATGGTCATCACCACCCGAAAGATTGCCCCGTCAAACGCGAACATATCCCCGTATTTCAGGTCGGTATTGGCGAGGGTCGGGTGCGTCTTTATCCCAAACACCACCACATCACGCACCGCACTCGCGCCATTTGCCTCACCCATCACCAGCCGTTCCGATTCGCTGTATTCAATCCGAACCGTCTGGACGGGCAGGGTTATGCTATCCCGTTTGATAGTGATACTGGTCGGTTTGTCTTGGATTCGTCTCCACGCCAGCACCGCCCGTTCACTGGCACTTGGGGCATTATTGCCCACCAGCCACGCCGTAATATTAGCCATTGGGAACATCTCGCTTTCTGGGTGGGATATTCCGCATCCCCCCCCACTGCACAGGTGGCAGGGTGGCAGAGGCGATGAGTGCCGTCAGTTGTTTGAGATAAAATGCCTCCATGACGCGCATATTGGCGAGCAGTTGCGATAGTTTCTCCTCAGACTGGTTTTGTTTATAGTCAACCCGTTTGCTGGCACTCGCCATGAGTTCACGCCACGCCTGCAAGCGCACCACCGCGAAAATGACGGGTCGGGTGCCTACATACTTGGGATAATCCGCTACTGCTTCATCCCACATGGCATTAATATCGGCATCTGGGAGCGCACTCGCATCCGCATCCAATTGCCGACGCAAACTCGTGATTTCAGTCGCTGTGGCGGGCATATTTTGTCTCCAATACCTTGCTCCAAATGGCGAAAACGTGGTCTGCAAACACCGACCATGTTTGTCGGTGCATGAAGCTAGAGAACAAGCGACGGAGGCTGGCATACTGGTCATAGTGCGCTTCGATGTCGCGCATCTGGTGCGCGAGTGCCTCCACATCAGGCTTTGCCCATTCGCCCAATTTGCCATACCATTTTTCTTCACCTTCCCACGCGGATTCGAGGGTGTAGGGAATAGGGAAACCCCATGTGATGAGTTTATCCGCCGTCCCACCCCAATTCGTCACAAAGGCTAATCCCCCTGTGGCGACAAATTCACGCGGTAGCAATCCATACCCTTCGCAATGTGTTGGGCATACCATCACCTGCGCGGTGGTGTATAGCTCGGCTAGTTCCGCATTGGTCATATCCCCCGTCACCACTTGGATGTTGGAATTGGTAATACCAAACGGTAACGGCTTGCGTGTCTTGATAATCAGCTTCACATCTGGTGAATCACCAAATGCCCGTACAAACGCGGTGCAGGCTTCCACCCACCCCTTGCGCCGTCCTCTATCCCCAATGGTGATGAAGGTAAACGGCTCATCACCCGTTGGGGTAGTCCGTGGGGTGTAGTGCATAAATTCAGCACTCACACCCAACGGCACAACATGCAGCGGGGCAGTCACCCCCGCTTGCTTGAAAATATCAACAAGGAAAGTCGCAGGCACGATGACCGCATCACAGGTGTTAAGTGCCTCCACCCACCCCTCGGGGAGTTTGGTGGATTCAAACATCGTGATAGCGATTTTCGGTCCCGCATTGACCATCCCACCGAAGCGTTCATGCAATGTCGGATAGCCCAACAATATGCCTCCCACCGCAGGATGAAACACCGCGTTAGGTGCATTATCCTCACCCAACGACAAACGGTTGATCGCAGTCAAAGGCGACAAATGAGTCGCCAATTCAGACGCAATCCGCCCGTAGCTGTCGGCGGGGTCAAATGTGGTCGAGCATATGTTGATGACCTCCTCCATAACATACTATCCTTATGCTTGCCCACTGGCGGCAACGGGCAGGGTGATTTCTTGCACTGCCCGCGCTGGGTCAGCGAAAATGCCAAAATAGATATCCCACACATTTTGCTCCATAATAAAACGGCTCACATCGGGGTTGCCCATCGTCATCTGAAGCGGTTGCTTCACATAGCTCTGGAAGTCGTACACCCGATTGCCAATATCCACCAAATACGCTTTGCCACTGGGGACACCCGCATAGGTGGTGGCTTTCTTCCCGCGGGTGGCTGTCCACCCGTTGTACTCGATGATGGTGGTCACACGGTTGAGCGCGGACGATTGCTGGTCAAAACCGTCTTGTGCCACCCGACCCACTGCCCGTTCAAATGTGAACACATCGGCAGTGCTACAAAGTAAGACATACGGACCACGACGCGGGTTAGTCGTATCGGCAATGCCATCCGTCATGGCTTTTTCCAGTGTGCGGAGATATTTCTCTGGCATACTGGCAGTCACGCGGAAATTGGTCAGCGCCGTCCCATTGGTCTGATTCCCCGCCGCATAGCTGTGCGCCAAAATGGGATTGAAATGGACGTGGTTCATGAGCGCATTGAACGCCACCCCGAATTGCCGTTCAAAATTGGGCAACCGAAACAATTCGTTGAACAAGAAAATGTCTTTGCTATACTGGATACCGGTCGAATAGTGCTTGATAGCGACGGAAATATCCCCCTGCCCTACGCTGGCAAACTTGACTTCTCCCCCTTCAAACACTTCTTCAACCACCACTCCCGCCGTGCCTAACCGATAGATACTCACATTGCGGGGCAAGGTGCTATCGGTCGTGATGCTATACAAGGGGGTGTACAAAATCGGTTCCATGTCCCGACCCGCTTCCACCTCGTACCGTTGGCGAGTATAGAATTGGCTGGCGAAAGTATCGGTGCCGATGAATTCGGCAACCCGACCATTGCCTTCTGTGAGGCGCACTTGGGATTTGATATCAAACCCCTCTTTGAAACCCGCTTTGGGTTTGTCTTTGGCGAGTGACGTTTTGCTAATGAGTTCAATCATTTTCGATTCCTCCTCTGGAATCCTCGGCTAGAGACCACTCAACAAGATGCCACTTACCACATGGGTAGTGCCATTCTTAGCTTCAGTGGCTTTGAATAGGTTGATGTTGGTGGCGGATAGCGCGGACTTGTTGTAAGCCGCGTCTGGGGGGATGTTCGTCCCTGTCACGGCGGTGGTGTCAATTCGCACGATGTCGCCCTTGCTCACTGCCAGTGCCGCAGGGACCGTGAATTGATATTCGTTACGGTCAATGCTCACCGCCACGCTACCCCCGCTATTCCCACTGCCATTACTGATGCCTAACCAGCCGTTTGCTAGTACGACCATGTTGGCTTCAATGGTAGACACGAGTGACACGTTCACACTCTCACCATCGCTCTCGAAATAGGTCTTGTCTCCTGTTGCCATATCGTCTTGTTCCTCTCGCTACGATGCGATTCGATTGCCTACGGATAAAAATTACACTTGGGGGATATAGATGAATACCTCTTCGGCATCCCCATTGGGCATGGCGGGTCGCTGTTGGGCGGGTCCCATCTCGGTGACGGTGGTGTTTTTCAACAAGGTCTTGACATCATTAAATGCCAGCACCGCATCTACCGCACTCGCCACTTCGGACAATCGCGTGGGATTTTTACCCACCACCATTGATTGGATAATCGGGCGCACATGCTCCGCTTTCACCTTTTCGGCGATTGCTTGCGCGATGGCAGTTTGCAACAATTGGAGATTCTCGTGTTTCAGAGATTCCAATTCCGATAGGGTGGCACGCACCGCCAGAATCACATCCCCGTTTTCGGGTTTGAGCAATTCTTTGACTGTTTTCATGTCGGTGAGCTCCCGCAATTGAGCATCTACTTTCAGGGTGAGCTCCCGCACAGTAGCGGTGAGTCCCGACACCTGAACTTGGAGATTGCGTTCCATCTCACTGATAACTTCTTCTTGTGGTTGTGTTTTCGCGTCCATAGATTTCTCCTCTGTGGATTCACTAATATCGGTCTGAATACTCTCTTGGGTGATGATAGGGACACCTGTAGCTTGTGGCACACCCACCCGCGATGGGTTTACCAAGTCTATTTGCTCAAGCATCAGGCTATCCCCTACGATTTCGTGCAAGTCATTAATCTCGGCTGTGCCATAGATGGATGTGCCGATTTTGGCATTCATCGCTTTCGCCACGCGCACATACTCGCGCACATCTTGGGCGGTACGGGGAATATATGCTTTGCCCCATGCCACACCGCTTTCGTCTAAGGTCGCGCCGACCCAGAAAAGCGCGGGAGTATCAAACCGATGCGAACGCTCCGCTTCAGTTAAATGCCCTTTTTGCCCAATAATTTCACGATTGTTGATGGCGGATACGATGCGCTTCACGTCCTTGCTTTGGTACTTCACGCCATTGCGCGAGGTGGTCTCGGTGGCAATGGGCAGGGTGAGGAACATCGGCGCATCATCTCCTTCGGTCAGGGTAGACAAGTCTATCCCTGCCGCCAGTGGGACGTTGTGCGGGTATTCCCCTTTCAGGGCGTGTTGCATTTCCAAAACGATTGCTTCACGAGTCATGGTTACACCATCTCCCAATAAGAACTTATGTACTATACGTAAGTATAGGGTATTGTCTTATATAGTGCAACAAATATTCTGTTACAAAATATAGACAATTACGTATCGAGTTACATTTACTTATAAGGACTATTCGGAGATTTGTTTCAAGAGGGAATCAAACTCAGCGCGTATCTCTAGGTGAGTATTTTCAGTACACCCCAATTCGATAGCCTTACGTGCATCATCGAAGCGTCCGCAACGCCAAGCGAGTGTCGCTACACTCCGATATAGCACCGACCTAGACGGCTCAGTAACGGCATAATCCGCCGCTTCAAGTTCCAATTCGTAAGCACGCCCAATAAGAGGCGCTACCAATTCAGGATACCCCATACGCCTCATTTTATCAGACTCATCCACTAGGCACATGGCACGATGATGTAATTCGCGGATCTTTGGATTAGCCATCTGCCAGCACCCCCAACAACATCCGTATGAACTCCGCCACCATGAGCGGGGTCATAATCGGGTCAAGATACTCACGCCTCGCCTCATCCATCATACCCCGCAGATTATTGGTCACCGTCTGCGGAGTATCCCCTACTACATCGCGTATGTGGCATTTGCAATGCGGATGATACGGTCCAATTGCACCCGTTTCATACGCATAAAACGGTCTGACCCGATTCCCCCCCATGTCAATCGTGGCATATTGCGGGCAGATTTTACACTGTGGGTCGCCATTAAAACTCCGTACCACATCAAACCCCACTGTGTACGGATTCAGATACCCCGCCACGAACGAAGCCTGATTAACCGCCCTCGTAATTTCCGTCCGTGCGATTCGCATCGCATCATAACTCGCATCCCGTCCGTATGGCTTAATCGTCCGCAACGGCGCTCTGCTCGGTAGAAGGAACTGCTCTAACCTGTTGGCAAGATTCTCAGCACTATTGCCCGTCCGTATCGCATCGGCAATCAGCGCATCAATTTTCATCCGTGTCCGCAGACTTGCTTCCCAGATACGGTCACTCAGCCGATACCCTCGCTCATCCTGCCAACGGTGCATCGGCACCCACCTGCGCGAAGGGTCGAGTTCCGCCATTGGGTTGGGTCGGAATATCCTCAATTTGCCGATGATATTCGGGTCAATCGGCGGAGCATCTTCCACCTCAGTCAGCAGATTGCCTGTGTCTAGCAACCGCCGATTCATGCCAATACGGATATGCCGTTCATCGGCTTGGGTGAGTTCTGTGATTGTCAACGGTCTCGGATTCCGCATCAGAAACTCGCGCACATCTTGGGGGATATGCTTCACCATCCAGCGATGATGCACCAGCACCGATTCTTTGACAGCGAACACATAGGCAGTATTCAACACTTGGGCATAACGGGATAATGGCTTCACCCCATCATACGATTTACGTCCATCGAAGGACACAAACATCCCCTGCACCATCTCCCCCACCTGCCTCTGAATCGCCTCCGCTTCACGCTCCGAGAGTCGTCCATCCAGCCCCGCTTGACGGAGTATCACCCCTCTGGCACGGTCTGCCACCTCGCGGAAGGCACTATCCACCTCTCGCTTCACCAGCGCCAATGCCCGTGTTTGGATATTCTTGGTGGAGATGGTGTTCATTGAGTAAGCCCTTTTTCATGTTGGGCAATTTCCCATTTTTGCTCATGGGCATTGTAACGTAGCGTCAATCCTTTGTAGTCAAGATACACCACATCGCCTTCAATCCGATTCCCCACCTCTTTAGGGATAGATTGGAGTAGCATTCTATTGATTCTGAATGTGATTGCGCTCATATCAACTTCTGCATCATGTTTATAGGCAGGGACTTTGGATAATTCACGCAGAAGTTCGCTTTTCGCAATGAGATACAAGGTTTCGTCCAATTGCTCACTAAATGCGGTCATCTCAATAGGAATTTCTCCTGCATCATGGATGTCCAATTCATCAAAGTCAGCATCCCATTGCCACAACCAGCAATATACTCCATCAAGCGTGGATTCACGGAAAAGAATGGCATCATCCCGCTTAGTGATATAAAAATATTCTCCCTCAAGGTCTAGGAATATAGGGTAGTTCTCATACTCCATAAATAACTTGAAATCCTTACGAACTCTACCATTCCAATAATCCAGTGAAGGGCGGTGTTGTTTTCGCTCTTCAGTTTTGCCTTGTTTGCTCAACACACGGTCTTGGCTTTTCAACTCTTGCCAAGTCATCACATTTTTATGTAATGCCAGAAAATGCCATGCAATAGCTTTTTTTGTTGTCATCCTCACATCCTCACAATCTCGAAATCGGTACGATTCTGTCTTTCATACGGTGCATCCACACCCGCATACGGGATACATAACCCATAGCACGCTTCATCAAACGGCAGATGATACATCTCCTCTTCGGGCAATCCACCCCATTTCCGCAGATAATATTCCCGATTCGCCACAAAGGTTTGGTGATGTTGTTCCATTAGTCCAGGGACGGTATGAATAGACTTGCTCCCCTGATGGATGATATGCGTGTCTGGCACAACCACCTTCCAATCCATCCCGCCCGTTGCCAAATACGCCCTGCGATACCAGTCGGTATCCTCAAAGTACATCGGGAAGAAATTCCGATCAAAATAGCCGATGGTCTCAATCGCTTTGCGTGTAACTGCTCCCATGCTAAACGTCATATCCCCATCCGCACCACTTCGCACATCATGCCCGCAACCACTGACCATAAATGCCTCTGGCGAATTGAGCGCGACAGTGGTCAATTTCATCAGGTCAGCGTATGAACACACCACATCGTCATTGGCGATGAAGGCGACATCCGCACCATATTTGGTATATGCCAGATGCAACCCCTCATTCCAACTCCGCGCTACCCCCCGATTCGTCCCATAGGGGTAGATGTGCGTGTTCTTAAGCTCGTCCAACTCATCACACATCGCCACCACATCGGGGAATTGACTGTGTAGGAAGATGTGCCAATGCACCCCTGCGCCATCGGCACTATCTACCAACTTGTAGAGGTCATCGGCTAATCCGTAGGCGATGGTAATGATATGAATATTAGGCTTCTTCATCGGCTATCTCCGCATCTGGATTAGCTTCTATTGCCTCATCCCGCCGTTGCCCTGTCAGCATCGCCTCTTGCCTGCGGTCAAATTCTTCGGCATCTTCTGCCTGCTCCGCTTTCGCCCGCTCAATCACCATGGCGGGATTCTCAATATCCAACGGCAATAGCTTAAGTGCCGTCTCTTTGTCCATCAGCCCACTGGTGAGCGCGAATTGCACCGCTTGCAGTGTCAATGCACCCTCGGCGTTGGTGAGTGGCATCCATGCGATTCGCGCTTTTTCGCTTTTGGGGATTCCCGTCTCATACGTGCGGAGGAGCGCCACCACCACATCCAATACTTGGTTTAACCAACGTGTCACCTGCCC